GTGTTGGTGCGCTAGAGGCGGAGGTGGCCACGCTGCAGCGGCGCGTGGCCCAGTTTCGTGCCGGGGTGCGTCTGCTCTGTGGGCAGATAGCGGAGTTAGGCGGCATACCTGTGTGGCGTCCTGACGACTGGGACGATTACGACGGGGAGGGGGAGGACTGAGCACACGCGGGGAGGGGCATGTCGGCTAGACGCACTGGACAACAGGAAAAGGGTGAGGGGGTGCGGTTGCAGGAGTCTTGGAAGCCGGTAGTCGGGTATAGCGGCTTGTATGAGGTCAGCGACCAGGGACGGGTGCGCCGAGTTGGGGCGGGGCGCGGTGTAGTCACCGGCAGAGTGCTGAGAACCACGAAACAGAACGCGGGCTATCTCATGGTTGGGCTATGGCAGGCGAACCGAGCCAGTAACCACTTGGTGCATCGGCTGGTGGTCGAAGCGTTTGTCGGCCCGATACCAGAAGGCCACGAGGTCAACCACCTTGACGGCGACAAGACCAACAACGTGCTCTCTAACCTTGAGGTGGTCACTCGCAGCGAGAACATGAAGCACGCGAGCGCCAACGGCCTGGCTTATAGGGGCGAACTGAATGGCCAGGCGGTGCTCACTGCGAAGCAGGTTGGAGAGATACGTCGCCGCTATGTGCACGGTGGTGGCCCCGGCTACAAGGCACTAGGCGCCGAGTACGGGGTTAGCTGGGAAGCCGTCCGCAACATCATCAAGGGACGGGTCTGGCAGCATGTCTAGCCGTTGGGTGAACCGCATCGTCGGCTATGGCGAAGAGGCCGCCGATCAGCTGCTGGCTAACGACAAGAATTGGAGAGTACACGGCAAGGCGCAACAGGAAGCCCTTACCGACGTGCTCGAAAGCGTTGGCGTAGTCCAGAACATCATCGTCAACCAGCGAACCGGCGCGGTAGTAGACGGGCACCTTCGCGTGTCGCTCGCCTTGCGACAGGACGGCAGCCAGACGCTACCGATCACCTACGTTGACTTGTCGGAGCAGGAAGAGGCGCTCATCCTCTCGACGCTTGACCCGATAGGCGCGATGGCCGCTGCCGACAAGGCGAAGCTGGACGAGCTACTGCGCGAGGTGGATACGGGCAGCGCGGCGATAGGCGAGATGCTGAGCGACCTTGCTGCCAAGTCCGGCCTGGAGTACGGCAAGCCCGAAGCGGTGGAAGACCCCGGCGCACAGATAGACCGCGCTGAGGAACTGCGCGGCAAGTGGGGCACTGAGCGCGGGCAGTTGTGGGAGATACCGAGCGCGACCGTGGCCGGCAAGTGCCACCGGTTGCTGTGCGGCGATAGCACCAGTGCTGAGGATGTGGCGCGGTTGATGGGTGGGGGTAAGGCGGCGCTGTGCGTCACTGACCCGCCATATGGCGTGGAGTATGACGCGAACTGGCGCAACGAGGCAGCCGACAAGGGACTGCTCCAACACGGCGCTTCGCGTGTTGGAGCAGTGTCCAATGATGCGCGGCTGGATTGGGCCGAGGCGTGGGCGCTTTGCCCTGGAGACGTCATGTACTGCTGGCATGCCGGTCGGCATGCCAGCGAAGTGCAGTGCAGCCTAGAAGCGGGCGGCTTCGAAATACGCTGTCAGATTGTGTGGGCGAAGCCGCGCTTTGCCATTAGCCGTGGCCATTACAACTGGCAGCATGAGCCTTGCTGGTACGCCGTGCGTCAAGGCGAGACGGCGCATTGGGTTGGCGACCACTCGCAGACAACCTTGTGGAGCATAGCGCTAGACGTCAACGTGGAGGGCGGGCACAGCACCCAGAAGCCCCTTGAGTGCATGGCCCGGCCCATCCGCAACCATGAGGGTGACGTATACGACCCCTTCCTCGGCTCGGGCACCACGATGGTAGCCGCCGAGCGGTTGGGCCGCGTCTGCTACGGCATGGAGATCGAGCCGAAGTACATCGCCGTTGCCCTGGAGCGCCTGGCAGGCATGGGCCTGGAGCCGAGACTGACATGACCACCCCTACCAAACTCACCGCCGAATCCGTCACTGCCGCCATACGCGACATGAACGGCAACGTCTCTGCCGTGGCAAAGCGTCTGGGCGTATGCCGTCAGACGGTCTACACCTACATTGACCGCCATCCGTCGGTGAAGGGCGTCCTGGCCGACGCCCGCGAGACGATGCTGGACAACGCCGAATCGTCGCTGTACCGGGCGGTGCTAAACGGCGAGGCGTGGGCAGTGTGCTTCTTCCTGAAGACGCAAGGCAAGCGGCGCGGCTATGTGGAGCGCCAGGAAGTGACGGGCGCTGAGGGCGGGGAGGTGGTGTTCCGGGTGGTGTATGGCGACGGTGGTTGAGTACCGTATACGTCTGCCCAAGTATCACGCCTTGCAGGACGCCTTCATTCGCTCCAAGGCGAAGCGGAAGGTGGTGCTGGCCGGGCGTCGTGGCGGCAAGACGACGGGGTGCGCGGCCTTGGCAGTAGAGCAGATGTTGGCCGGCCATCGCATCCTAGAAGCGGCCCCGACCTCCGACCAGACGCGCGTCTTCTGGGAGGCGTGCAAGCGCTATCTGCAAGAGCCGATAGAGGCGGGCGAAGTCTACAAGAACGAGTCCGACCGGGTGCTGGAGGTGGTGCGCACGGGGGCGCGAATCCGCACTAAGACGGCGTGGGATGCTGACTCCCTGCGCGGCGATTATGCCGACCTGCTGATTCTGGACGAGTATGCGGAAATGGACCCGTCGGCGTGGGAAGTGGTGGGCGCGCCGATGCTCCTGGATAACGACGGCGACGCGGTGTTCATATTCACGCCCAAGAGCCGCAATCACGCTTTCCGCATGTATCAGCGGGCTATTGCAGACGACACGGGGCGCTGGGAGGCGTGGCACTTTACCAGCCACGACAACCCGTACTTGAGCGAGACGGCGCTGGCCGAGATCACCCAGGACATGACATCGGACATGTACCGCCAGGAAGTGCTAGCGGAATTCCTGGAAAACGAGGGCGCGGTCTTCCGCAACATCGCCCCGTGCCTCACCGCGCCGGAGACGACGCCCGGCGACCACGCCGGCCACCACCTTGTCATGGGCGTTGACTGGGCGAAGCAGTCCGACTTCACCTGCCTGTCAGTGGTGTGTCGCGACTGCCGTACCGAGGTGGCGCGTGACCGCTTCAACCAGATCGACTATCACGTCCAGCGCCAGAGGTTGCAGGCCCTGGCCGAGCGGTGGAACGTGGCGGCGATCCTAGCGGAGAGCAACAGCATCGGCGAGCCGATAATCGAGGAGCTACAGCGCAGCGGCCTCCCCGTTCGCGGCTTTGAGACTACCGCCTCCAGCAAGCCGCCGCTAATCGAGTCGCTGGCCCTCGCCTTCGAGCGTGAAGAGTGCCGCTGGCAGGCCGACCCGGTGTGGACGGGCGAGCTTGAGGCTTACGAGCGCAGAGTGTCACCGTCTACGGGCCGTAGCCAGTACAGCGCCCCAGAGGGGATGCACGACGATACGGTGATCGCGCGGGCGTTGGCGTGGCAGGCGTGTGACAGGTCACCAACTGGGGGCATCTTCGTATGAGCATACTCAGTAACCTACTCTCAGTGTGGCCGCGCCCGTCTGCGTACAAGGCGAGCCAACTCGCCACCGCCATGCCGACATGGCAGGTGGGGACGCCGACCTACCCGTCGCGCGGCTTCGAGCCGAACGTGCGCGAGGGCTACGGGCGTAACGAGTTGATCTATGCCTGCATCGCCTACAAGGCCAACAGTGCCAGCCAGGCGCGGATGGTGGTCAGGCGCGAGAGTAACGGCGAGGAGCTAGAGCAGCACCCGCTACAACAGCTGATAGACCGCCCCAATCCGTTCATGACTCAGTTCGACCTAGTGTCACTGACCACGATCTTCCTCGACTGTGCCGGGCGGGCGTGTTGGGAGAAGGTAAGGAGCGCGTCGGGTGCGGTTGTCCAGCTATGGCCGTTGCGCCCTGATTGGCTACACCCAATCCGCGACGCCAAGCGGTTCATGGTCGCGTATGAGTACGCGGTGCCCGGCATGAACCCCGTCCGTATTGACGCCCGCGACGTGCTCGAAGTGAAGTTGTGGGATCCCCTCGATCTGTACGGTGCGCTCGCACCCGTCACCGTTGCCAGCCGCGTGGCGGCAGTGGACAACAGCGCCACCGACTTTATCAAATTGACCTTCGAGCACGGCGGCGTGCCGATGGGCGTGCTGTCCAGCAAGCAGAACCTTACCGAGACGCAGGTTGAGTCTATCCGCACCCGTTGGCGGCAGCGGTATGGCGGTTTCCGCAATTGGGCTGACCCCGCCGTGCTGGACGCCGATGCCACCTACCAGCGGGCGGGACTGACCTTTAGCGAACTCGGCTTTGACATTCTTGACGCCCGCTCTGAGGCGCGCATCTGTGCCGTGTTGGACGTGCCGCCCATTTTGGTGGGGGCCAAGATCGGCTTAGACCGGGCCACCTACGCCAACTATGCCGAGGCCCGCACGTCCTTCTGGCAGGACGGGCAGATACCGCGCCTCCGTCGCATTGCCGACGAGTTCACTACCGACTTGGCGTCCGAGTTCGGTGTGGGCATAGAGGTTGACTGGGATTTGTCCGAGGTGCCCGCCCTGCAAGAGGACGCGGGCGTCGTCTGGGAGCGGGCGGGGCAGGCGTACCAGTGGGGCGGCATCACGCTAAACGAGTACCGCAAGATAATGGGGCTAGATGCCGTGCCTGATGGCGACGAGTTCCGCGCCCCGGCCCCTAGCCCGTTTGCCCAGCCGACAGATGAGGATACTGACAGCGACGGCGATACCGACGAGGAGCCGCCGGACGCCGAACCGGGTGCCAAGGCGATGGTGAAGGCCGATACCGACGCGCCCGATGATGCTGACCGGCGGCAACGCGAGCGGGCGCTAGAGGACGACATGACGGCCTTCTTCGCCGCCGAGCTAGAGCGTCTGCGCGAGGAGCTACGTAGTGGCAGCGCCTAGGCGCGAATGGTGGGAAGAGGAGCTTCGCCTGCTCGCGCCGATCATGCAGAGGCACCTACGCGAGGGCTACATGGCCGCTGCCGAGAGTGCGGCGCGGCAGTTGCCCGCCATCGCCCGCTACCAGATTGATTGGGCGCTGGTGAATGAGGCCGCTTGGCGGCGGTCGCGCGAGTACGGTTACGAGCTAGTCAAGGGCATCTGCGAGACCAGCGAGGCGTTTCTGCGCGAGGCCATTAGCGAGTGGATGGACACGGGCCGCCCGCTGGACGAGTTGGCGGGAGAGTTGGCACGGAGCGGTATGTTCGGCCCGGCACGCTCACAGATGATCGCCGTCACTGAGGTCACGCGGGCCTATGCCGAGGGCAACCGCCTAGCCTGGCAGGCGTCGGGTGTGGTGGATCGGGTGCGCTGGCAAGTCGCGATGGACGAGCGCGTCTGTCCCCAGTGTGGCCCGATGCACAACCGGACGGACGCGGTAGGCGGCGACTTCGAGGGCATGGGGCCTCCCGCGCATGTCAACTGTCTACCTGGGGACACGCGTGTATTGGCCCAGGACGTTACGGCCTGCAGTGAACGTTGGTACGATGGAGATTTGGTCATCGTCCGCACTGCCACTGGCAAGCGTCTCGCCTGCACCCCGAATCACCCGATACTCACGCCTCGAGGATGGGTCGCTGCGGGCCTGTTGTATGTAGGCGGCTATGTAGTCGGCAGTGACGCTAGTGAGTGGAAACGCGGCGTCGATCTTGACGGCCAGAATATGCCACCCCGCATCCAGGATATAGCGGAAGCGTTTCGGGACGATGGCAACGTGATCACCGTACCAGTGCCAACCACCGCCAAAGACTTCCACGGCGACGGGGTAGGCTCCCAGGTCGCAGTTATACGGGCCGATGGCCTGTTGGGCGATAGTGGGGATGCCCCGGTCCTGCAGCATGGTCGCAAGCTTGACCTCGAGGGCGCTGGTGTGGGTTTGGTTGGCCTGCCTGGTGAGCGCGCGACGGATGCGCTCCTTGAGGCTGGCCTTGCGACCCCGAGCGGCAGTGTGAGCGGCGGCGATTTGGGCAGCGCGTCTGTCGGCGTCCATCTGCGACCACTTGAGGAGTTCGGCCTCGCTGCTGCCCCTAATAGGTACGCCAGCCTCAGTCAACCGATGCCGGATAGTCCAGCGGTTCACACCAAAGGCTTTGGCAAGCGCGTTCACGGACTCACCAGCGATGTAGCGGGCGACCAGTTCGCTGTCCGGCAGCTTGGCACGGCGGGCGGGAACGCGAGCGGGATGCCGACGCTCCACCGCTATACCAGCCTCCTTCAGCCGTTTGACGACGATGCCCGCGCCGACGCCCAACTCGCGCTCGATATCAGCACAGGAGCGGCCGGCCCGGTATTCCTGGATGAGGTAGTCAGTGTCGAGCACGATCTTTTTCATGGATGCGTCTACAACCTCCAAACCGTTTCAGGACATTATAGCAGCAACGGCATCATAACGCACAACTGCCGGTGCTGGATTATCCCCGTGGTAGACCCCTACGGAGCGCCCTAGTGGAAGTGGAGATTCGCGGCCTGGAGGAGTTGCAGCGCAAGGCTCACCGCCTGGGTACCGACATGGGGCCGACCATGAGCCGCACGATG